TACGCTATAATAAAGACAGTTAAAGAAGAGAAGCAAATTCAAGGAGGTATGGAAAATGACAATCGAAGAAATCAGAAATATCATTGAGAAAGCAGAATATGATTACATCGGAATTAGAGCAGACAGCAGAGATTATCAGATTGGTGAAGTAATGGATAATTCACATCAGCTTTTCCAGGATCCTCAGTACGCAGACTTTGCCTGCACAGAGTTGTTATATCCATACATCACAGACGGTGTTTACGCTGGATTCTATGACGCTGGAGAACTTGATGGAACATGTGCACTTGAAATATCTGAGAGCAACATCAAAGAAATGCTTGAAGCCATAAAATCTTACATTGAAGAAGGGGACAAAATATACTTAATCGGCGGTAATGCAATGGAATATGGAAATGACGTTGACGAAATCATTATCAAAGAAGCAGAAGTGATTGCAGTATTGTAATAAAGGAGAAAAAATGAAAAGGACAAAAAGAGCTTGTATAAAATGCGGAAAGCTTTTTTACGGAGGAACGGACAAAACATATTGCGATGAGTGTGCGAAAGTTATAAAAAGTAATGTTATGCGTACAAGAACGTGTAAATCGTGCGGAGCTGAATTTTTGGGAGGTCCACGTGCATCCTATTGTCCGAACTGTCGCAGAATAAGGCAAAGAGAAGCAAACGAAAGAGCAAGAAAAAGAGGAGGTGCAACTAGACCAATCGGAAGTATCGACAAGTGCAAATTGTGTGGAGCTGAATATGTTGTTAATTCCGGAAGGCAAAAATATTGTTCGGACGAGTGCCAAAGAGAAGCGGTACTTGCATGGCAACGAGAACACAAAAAAGGATATGGCCAGGCATCTGGACAAGACATAAAAAAAGCAGAACGAAGAAAAGAGAAAAAGAAAATCTGCGTATATTGCGGACGTGTTTTTTCTTCTAATACAGCAACAAACACATGTTCCGATTATTGCCGAAAGAAAAATACGAAAATAATTGAGTACAGAGCGGAAATAAAACGTGGAATTAACGCAAATATCGAAAAACTGATAGAAGAAAGAAATGAATATAGAACAAAAATAAAAAAGGACGAGGAGGTATGAATTATGAAGGCAAACACAGGAATCGAAAGATTAAACAAATTAAAAGAACTTGGATGGGAAGTAGTAGCAGATGATCGCAAAAATGGAGTCGGAGAAGTGCGGTTAGAAACAACAGTGTTAAGAAAGAGCGAAGACCCTTTTGGAAATTCTACTGGCGAGGATTGGGAACAACTTATGCACTGCCAAATCTTCTTCTATGATGATGGAACATACGAAGAGACAAGAGGCTGATAGGAGTGAATGATACAATGAAAGAAGTTGAAAGAAACGTCATGTTCGCAAAAGCTGGTGGAAACGCAAGCAAGAACGCATACACTTGCAGAATCTCACTTCCGATGGATGCGATCAAGGCACTTGGAGTCACACCGGACGATAGATCGGTTACATTGACAATCGATGAAAATAGAGTAGTAATTACAAAAGCTACAGAGAGTTAATTCCAAGAAAACAGAGAAATAATTAAATATGGGTACAAAAAAAAGATTTTACATAGGTACAATGATATAAGAGACATTGTATCATGTGTGGAATCTTTTTTTATTTTGGAGGCAGAAAGGTGAATCTCAATGGAATATCCAAGAAGCTACAGAGAGCAATCTTGCAGACAGGCTTGATCATAAAGTACAGTCAGAGACAATTCTATTCAGCTGAACAGAACAGACTCATCAACATCTATATATTATCTACTCCGGCACTAGGAAGAGACAGGCATGGAGAGTGGAAAGAGAAAGATTTAGAACTGATCAGAACAACATCACAGCTTGAAATAGTGAATTGTCTGAAAGAAATATGGGACGAGGTGAAGCCTTGAGGATTGCAAACAGAGAGATAACAGATGAATGTACGTATTGTGGGAACATCTTACAGTGTGAACTATTCCGTCAAGGACATGGGATACATACGGAGAGGACAAATGTACTACAGATGATTAAGTGTCAAATGGAACACAGGGAGAAAAGAGACAGTAAAGAAAAGGGTGGTGGTTAAATGTGCCTAAGGATAAGCTAACACCTAAGCAGAAAAAGTTCTGTGATGAGTACCTAAAGTTAGGAAACGCAACACAGGCAGCGAAGAATGCAGGATACAGTGAAAAGACAGCATATAGAACTGGAGCTGATAACCTCAAAGTTCCTCATATTTTGGACTATATCAACGCTAGACAGGAGCAAATCGCAAGTAAAGACATAGCAGATATTGAGGAAATCATGAAGTATCTAACTGATGTCATGCGAGGGAAAATCAAAGATCAGTTCGACCTAGACGCATCATTGTCTGAACGAACCAAAGCAGCACAGGAACTTCTGAAACGTAACGTTGACGATAGGAAGATGAACCTTGAGCTTGCAAAACTGGAAGCACAGTTCAAAGACAATGGATCTGATGAAGATGCAAAAGACAACTTCATGGATGCACTGAATTCCGCAGCGAGTGAGGTGTGGACAGATGATGAATAACTTTGAGGAGAGATTAGCTTCCGTCCGGCAAGGAATCATGAAACGCGCTGCTGCCATGAAAGAGAAAGCTAAGAAACAAGGATTTGAGTTCAAGCCTTTCTCAAGAAAGCAGAAACAGGTGCTGACATGGTGGTGTCCTAGCAGTCCGGTGAAGGACAAAGATGGAATCATAGCAGACGGAGCAATCCGAAGTGGTAAGACACTGTGTATGTCACTGTCCTACGTGCTGTGGGCAATGGAAAGTTTCAACCAACAGAACTTCGGTATGGCTGGAAAGACAATCGGATCATTCCGAAGAAACGTATTGTTTTGGTTGAAATTGATGCTGAAAAGCCGAGGATATCAAGTTGTGGACCATAGATCAGACAATCTGATTGCGGTCAGCAAGGGAGATACACAGAACTTCTTCTACATCTTCGGCGGTAAGGATGAAAGGTCACAGGACTTGATTCAAGGTATCACTCTTGCCGGTATGTTCTTCGATGAGGTCGCTCTGATGCCGGAGTCATTCGTCAACCAGGCAACAGGACGATGTTCTGTTACCGGTTCTAAGTTTTGGTTTAACTGCAATCCGAACAGCCCTCGACACTGGTTTAAGGTCAACTGGATAGACAAGTGTGAAGAGAAGCACATCATTTATCTGCATTTTACGATGGATGACAACCTATCGCTCTCTGAGAAGATCAAAGAACGATACCGAAGTATGTATGTAGGTGTGTTCTTCAAGCGGTATATCTTAGGATTGTGGTGCGTGGCTGAAGGACTTGTCTATTCGATGTTCGATGAAGAAAAACATGTCACTGATGAACACATGAGTGGTGCACTGGAATATGTTGTGTCAATCGACTACGGTACGGTCAATCCTTTCTCAGCTGGTCTGTGGGCATTCGATGGGAAATATTCGCAGCGTGAAGCAGAACTGTACTACAACAGTAGAGAGGTCGGCAAGCGTGTAGACGATGAAGCTTATTACAAGATGCTAAAGGAACTGATCGGAGACAGAAAAGTATCATGTATCATCATAGATCCATCTGCAGCATCCTTCATTGAAGTTATCAAGAAGTACGGAGAGTACACAGTGAGGAAAGCTGACAATGATGTACTGGACGGAATCCGAGTGGTCACAACAATGCTGAATAAAGGACTCCTGAAGATATACAAGGATTGCACAAGCTGTATCAATGAGTTTGGACTCTATTGTTGGGATGAGGAAAAGAACAATGATACAGTGATCAAAGAGAATGACCATGTGATGGATGATACAAGATATTATGTCTACACATTCTTGCGTAGGCGGTTGAGGTGGAAATACTAATGGGACTAATACAAAAAATTAAGGCGGTATTTAACAGAATGTTTGGAGTAAACGAAGTAAGAGATATATTTGGAATTGAGGCTAGTCGCTCTTCTGAAATGCAGACTGCCTTAGATTTGTATAAGGGCATGAGATCAGGACTGCCGACATGGTGCATGGACGGAACAATCAAACCGACAAGGTTCTCTAATGTCATTTGCCGGGAGATTGCAAACCTTACACTATTCAATGTCAATGTTGAGATTGATGGTAACGATGCGCTCAAGAAGAAATTTGATGAAGTGTTGAACGCGTTACAAGAGAAACAGGAAGAGAGCTGTGCTACTTGCGGAATGATGATCAAGACGGACGGACAAGGAATTGAGTTCCTAGATCCGGACTACTTCATCATCACAGACACCAATACCAACGGTGATGTACTTGCAGCAGTGTTCTTCTCGTACATCAAAAAGGGAAACAGGTACTACACAAAAGCAGAATATCACAGGTTTGAGGATGTGAATGGTGAAAGAGTCTATAAGATTTCATCAAAAGCATTCAAGAGTGAAGATAAGAACCGTATCGGATCTGAAATTTCCCTAGAGAAAGTAGATGAATGGAAAGATATTCTCCCGGAAGTAGAAGTAAGAGGGTTGGAGTATCCATTATTTGTGTACTGGCGAAATCCTTATGCGAATGCAATCGACAAGGAGTCTCCTCTTACTGTACCGGTATTTGCTGAATGCATTGAAGAGTTGAGATGGCTCGATATCGCACTCAATAAGATGGGGGACGAACAGGAAGACAGCCAGCACGTTACTTTTGTATCACAGACAGTAATCCAATATGCTAATCAGAATGGAATCAAGCTCCCTCGATTCGTGCAAGGACTTGAAATGGGAGTGGATGCAGACGGTACGATTCAAGAACATGTACCGACTATGTTGGTAGCCGAAAGAACTTCTGCCATCAACTTCTATCTATCCATCATCGGATACAAGTGTGGATTCTCTAATGGATACTTCTCGTTTGATGAGTCAAGAGGAATTCAGACAGCAACACAGGTTGAATCGGATGATAGAAGAACGCTACATACAATTGAAGCATTCAGAACAATCCTTGATGGAAAGAACCATGATGGAGTTATCCACAGAATCTTATACATTCTCTACGCTACAGGAACAGCTAATGGAACAATTCCAGCTTCCGGATATCAGACAGCTTGTGAGTTTGAAGACCTTGTGTACAACCTTGAAGATGATCGTGCTCGTTGGTGGAATTATGTAGTACAGGGAAAAGTACCGGCATGGATGTACTTCGTGAAGTTTGAAGGGATGACAGAGCCAGAAGCGAAAGCAATGATTGAAGAAGCCAGTGACAAAGGCGAAACTCTCTTTGATAAATTCCAAGATGAGTAAATTATGGGGACAATGAAAGCAAGCGAATACGGTACTATGTACTTGAGGACGAAAAGTTCATTCGTTTTTCATTCCTTGACAGTGCAATGTACAGCACTATAAATATTGCTACTAACCGTCAGATGGCGGTTAAGGCTTGTTCCTTAGTAGGACACAGAACCCGGAGCATAACCGGGACAGGCCTATTCCCGGTTTCTTGTCATCTCCCCGGGAACACCTAAAATAATGTATCGAGCGGTTTTTCTTGGTTCACGCTCGATACTTAAGCTATCATAGCTCAAATGGTAGAGCGGTTGACTTTTAATCAACAGGTTTTCGGTTCGAATCCGAACGGTAGCTTTCTCCGGAATTCGGAGAGAAATCTTTTTCATAACAAATTTTTCCTTACTACAGTGTAGTTGGAAGCCGTATAGCTTAATGGTAAAGCGTTCATCCTACCCCTACCCAAGTGAAAGATTGAGGTTCGAATCCTTATACGGCTATTTTCAAATATGATTACCTCGGTGCAGAGTGATTTTTCAGTCATGCCGAGATGCAATGGTGACGAGATAGGCTTGTTCGAGATATTGGATAAGCTGATTCTTTCCACTGGGAGTGATTCCATTGGTGAAGACGGAAACCGTCAACAATGCCTTGCAGTGTATCATCATAGAGAAGTCAAATGCAGAATCCTTGTGGTCAGTGATTAATAGACGTCTGCGGTGCAGAAATAATCCAGTGATGTGAGTGGTGTGAGAGACTACAGACTAACTGGAAATTCTCAATAAGCTGATTTGCCTTGAATCTGAGAAATCGGAGTATAACACAAGAGGTTCGTTAAAGTAGCGGTATGGCAAGTTCTTAAATAAGCAATTTCGATATGAGCAATGCAAAAGGTGCAAAATAGGCGAAAACATAATCTGAAAGAACCGTGAAATTTATGGGTATCAATCCCATGTGTGCTTTGACAGTGGTAGGAAGCCAAGAGTCGCTCTCGGAAGCTCAGACCTATCATCGCAGTGGCAGAATATGACTTTTACCATGATTGAATAAGGGGAAACCCTAATTGTGTTTGAAAATTTATGTAACAGGCGGATTTTAGCTGCGGAGTTCCGTCAAAGATTTAATATTCACATTTTTGCACGATAGTCACAGTGTTTATTATTTTCTTCGTACTGTCTAAAAGAACCGTAGCAGAGGTGGTTTGATTACTGTCCACCTGCTAACGGAACGTAGCTCAGTGGTAGAGCAACTGGCTTATATCCAGCGTGTCGGAGGTTCGATACCTCCCGTTCCGATTTAATGACGTATAGCTCAATGGCAGAGCATCCGGCCGTTAACCGGAGGGTTGCCGGTTCAAGTCCGGCTATGTCAGTTTTTTTTAATTGAAAGGAGAAACGAACAATGACATTTAAAGAAGCATTTGAAGCAATGAAACATGGAGCAAAGGTGAAACTTCCATCATGGGCTGGGTATTGGTTCTGGTGTATTCCGGCACAGTCAATTCTGATGCATACAAAAGATGGTAATGACATTGATGTCCGTAGCACCGAGTGTGTGGATTACACATTTACAAATATTTGTTCCGATGAATGGATTTTTGCGAATGACACGAACTGTCCGGCACTTGGTGGTGCAGCAACTTTTTCTTTCGGTGAAGCTATTAAGCAATTAAAGAAAGGACGTAAAGTAGCTCGTAAAGGTTGGAATGGAAAGGAGCAGTACATTCAGCTTGCCACTGGTATTTCTTACAAAACAGCAGATGGAGAAATTGTAAACTGTGAACATGATGCTATTGGAAATATGGCTATTGCATTTGTCGGAACATCAGGAGTACAGATGGGATGGCTTGCAAGTCAGGCAGATATGCTTGCAGAAGATTGGGTATTTGCAGAGTAGGAGGATTAATCATGAAGAAAGCAATGTTAAGTCAGCCAATGGCTGGAAAGACTGATGAAGAAATCGTAGCAACAAGAGAGAAAGCAATTAAGGTTCTTGAAGAAAAAGGATATGAAGTTGTGAATACTCTTTTCACAGATGAGTGGTACAGCAATGAATCTATGAAAGAACGTGGAGTAGTTCAGATTCCATTATGTTTTCTTGCTAAGTCCTTAGAGAATATGTCTCTGTGCCATGCAGCGTACTTCTGTAAAGGCTGGGAGAATGCAAGAGGATGCAAGATTGAGCATGATGCTGCGGTTGCTTATGGTTTGGATATTATTTATGAGGAGGCTTAATCATGATTATCACAGGAATGAATCACTTCCAGAGTGTATGTAAAAAGAAACTTGTTGAATGGTACCATGAGCATAAACCGGAGGTTGAGATTGATTTAAGCAATGTATTTGTCGTATGGAGCTGTAAGACATTACAGAATTATAAGTGCCTTGCTTCAACCGATATCAGTGGAGATGGTATCTATGCAGAGTAACACATACAATGGTGACAAACAGGAGCTGTATGAAGATGTGTACAAGAAACTGACAAACACCTGTCATACAGAGGAATAAACAAGGCGGTGACAATATGGCGGTATCAACTATGAATATTCTTATCATTTGCGTAACAGTTTTGCTTTTTGCAATCATTACAAAGGATGATAAAGATGGTGAGGAATAATGCTAACACCTAAATATTTACAAAGAATAACAGAAGGGGCGGAGGAGATATCTTCGTCCCTTCATCGCACTATTATGGACATGATCATTGAGAGAATCATGAAGAGACTCGGCAGAGGTGAGGACTATCTGCTGACACAGACAGACCGATGGCAGATACAAGTGATTCAAGAGTCGGGTGAACTGTTAGAGGATATCCAGAAGGAAATAGCGGACAAGACAAAGTTACAGCAGAAAGAAATCAAGGATGCTTTCATTGATGCTGGTATCACTTCGTTAAAATGGGATGATGCTGTGTATATTGCAGCTGGACTCACTCCAACAGCACTGATGCAATCTCCAACCATGCTCAGGATCCTTGAGAGAGATTACCTTGCTACTGCTGGAGAATGGAACAACTTCACACGGACCACAGCACTGGATGCACAGAGGACTTTCATTAATCAGATGGACAATGCCTATCATCTTGTATCTACTGGTGCTGTATCGTACACACAAGCGGTCAGAGATGTAATTAACAATATCACAGAAGTAGGACTCAAAGTGAACTATCCTACTGGGTACAGAATGAGCATTGAGTCAGCAACGATGATGATCGTGAGGACAGGAGTGGGACAAGCTGCTGCCGACATCTCTATGAAGAGAATGGAAGAAATGAACTGGGATACCGTTCTTGTGTCTGCTCACTTAGGAGCACGTACCGGCAACGGTGGAATGAATCCTGGCAATCACTTGTGGTGGCAAGGACGATTCTACTCACGAAGTGGAAAGGATAAGAGATTCCCGGACTTCGTTAAGACCACGGGATTCGGAACTGGTGAAGGACTCTGCGGATGGAACTGCCGGCACTCTTTCGGAAGTGGTGACGGAGTGAACAATCCTTATGATGACAAGAAGATTAACTTTGCTGACAACCATAAGGTTGAGGAATTGCAGAAGAAACAGAGAGCACAGGAGCGTAGGATCCGTGACACCAAGCGGAAGATACAGAACTTGCAGACAGCTGTTGATAACTGTAAGGATGATAAGGCAAGGTTTGAATTGCAGAATATGCTAGACCGCAAGGCTCACACGCTGAAGCTTCAGAACAAGCGGTACAGTGCATTTTGCGAAGAGAATGACCTAAAAGAGTATACAGAACGGTTGAAGGTCGCACAGTGGGACAGAAAGCAAGCTATGAAGAGTGCAGCTGCCGCCAGAAGATATGAAAGTGCGAAAAAAAGCTAAAGATGGGTACAACGAAGTAATCAAAAACATTCATAATGGATATTGGGTGAAGAATATATCGTATTTTTGCACCTCCTTTTCAAAAAATAGCCTACTAGGGGAATCCTGTTAAGAGGTATCGCACATCTCGGTAGGCTTTGCTCCTAAGGGAGCTGGGGACAGATGTGAATCTGCCTTTCTATAGCATCTGTTCTTGCGTGGTACTGGCTATGAGGGTTCGACTCCCTCAACCACGATTACCCTGACAGAGGTTTATCTGTCTGAATCCCTACCGTGGACGAAACGGTTAATAAAATACGTTGAGGAGGATATGAAACATGAAAAACATTATTCAGATTCTTTCCGATGCTGGTCTTGAGATTACAGATGAGCAGAAGAAAACAATCGAAACCAGTGTGAATGAGAATTACAAGACTCTTGCCGAGTTTGAGAAACAGGGAAGAAAGCTTGATACAGTCACACAGGAAAGAGACAACATTCAAACACAGTATGACACAGCCAAGTCTACACTTGAAGGATTTGAGGGCAAAGACTTTGATGCTATCACAAAAGAACGTGATGAGTGGAAAACCAAAGCAGAGACCGCAGAGAAAGAGTGGCAGACAAAACTTGCGAACAGCGAGAAAGATTATGCAGCAAAGATTGAAGAAAGAGACTTCAATGATGCACTGGTTAAGGTACTGTCAGGTGAGAAATTCACATCTGAGTTTGCTAAGACAGGAATTATCAGCATGATCAAAGATAAAGGGCTGAAACGTGAAGGTGAGAAAATCCTTG